GTGCTGTTGTCTTGGCGGCATCGTAATATGTTGCAGCATCTTGCTTGGCAATGTCTGTTGCCGCTCCAAGTACAGCGGATTGCCCGGCTGTGTTCGCAATGCTGCTGTTTAATAGACCTCTGCTGTTTGCGTTCTGGTAAGCATTGCTTTGCGCCTGCTGCATGAGCGGGCTATTCTGGTCAATGATGTTTTTGGTACGTCCTTCAACCGTCATGTCATCTGTGACAGTAATCGGTTTAATGTTTGCGTCCAGAATTCCGCCCATGTTGTCAGCCATTTTTCTATCCCTCTAATTTCAATTTGATGCGCTTTGACTCGCGGATTGATACGCCTCTTGGCAGACTTTCAATGCGAGTCGGAGTTGATCGGCTCGGGCAGCTTCCCCGACAAGAAAGTTTCCATCCGGCTTGTAAAGCTCGGCTCCAGTACATCCGCTGGCACCATCTCCAGCGCTGGCAATCTCGGGCACGGCTGGACGCTCGGGGCGGTTGCGCAGGCTGTCAGTAAGAGCAGCAACAGTACGCCGAAGTTTGGCAGTTTCACGATTCTTATCCTCCCTGAGTTTGTCCATGCTGGCCTGTAGCTCGGCCTCTTTGTCGCGCTGTGCTGTGGCGTTGTCGGAGTTCTCTTTGTCCCACTTCGCTTGCACGTGTTGGGCACCATCTTTGACACCATAGCCGTAACCGGCCAGGAGAGAAAAGAGCGCCAGGACTAGGGTGACTACGATCTGCATCACTGCACACCCGCCAAACAAACATCCCGCTCCATCTCACGGCGCTTCGTCAATCCTGGGAGAGATACATATACGCCCCCCAACCGCGCTCGGTCCCATCGTAGTAGCTGGTCGCAGGCTTCGTGGTACTTTCCTGCTGCCAGAAGGCGAGCCGCTGTTGAGCGTGAGCTGTCGCAGGCGATGTGCTCCCCGACGTTGTAGGCGGCATCGGAGAACGCCGCGAGTACGTTGATCGGTAGCCCTGGCCTGCACGTGTCCAGCCTTGATAGTTCATCTTTACCTCTGGATACCAAAGAGTTAAAATGCCAAAGCCCCGAAGTGCAGCAAACACGACGGGGCTTCTGACCAAACCATTGTTTATAAGGAACAACAGCATGGCTAAGCCCAATCTTACCGCAGAACGTCTGCGCGAGGTTCTGCACTACGAACCGTCCAATGGAATCTTCACGTGGAAAACATCTTGGCCTAGAAAGAAATCTGGCGCTACTGTTGGCAGCATCATGACATCCGGTCGCAGGGAAATACGGATTGATGGCACATCGTACTACGCCTATAGGCTTGCATGGCTTTACGTCCATGGATCGTGGCCTGTAGGTCACATAGACCACATAAACGGAATCGTTGACGACAATCGTATCGATAACCTTCGGGATGTGACGCGTAGTGTTAATTCGCAAAATCAAAGGCGCGCCACGAAGAACAGCAAATCTGGATTTCTTGGGGTAACACCTCATAGGAGCGGATGGCAGGCAACTATTGAAATAGCCGGTAAAAAACAACATATCGGGGTATTCGCTACACCAGAACTTGCCTATGAAAAATACATCGAACGGAAGCGGGCTATACATCCGGGATGCACTATTTGATAGGCACTCTGCTAGAGTTATCACTGCGCCCCCATGCATTTGGCAATGCGTGCCTGTTGGCGGGTCCACACACCATAGCACCCGTTGCTGCGTATTGAGCAGTCGCGCTTCTTCACAAACCGGTACTCGGCGTATGCTTGACACGATCCTGCGTAATCCCCACGGTTTGCCAACTTGACCATGCTGCTGCTGCACAATGTCGGCACTCCGTATTGGTATGTGAAGTCAACCATCACGTCATACTCTGTCTGAGTCAACGGTGCAGTTACGCAGCGCTTGATACCGGACTCGTCCTTCTGGATATGTGCCAGTGTGCGTTGCAATGCTTGCACCGGAGTCGTCGTGTCGCCCATGCGCACCGGGGCGCCGTCCTCTTTGACAGTCGAGCCAAATCCGACGGTGGGCACATCACCTTTGACCGGTATGACTGCGGTAGGTGTGTACCCCTCATTCACAGCCAGTGCAACGAGCAGCGCCGCACTTGCTCCCATGCCTGCTATCTTGTAACGACCGCTCAATCTTCCATCTCCCTCGGCAACCCAGTGTGCTCACGCCACGTGTCACACGAGCACGTCTTATCCTTGAGCTTCCCTTCGAGGATCAACAGCTTCGCCGTCAGCAGGTCAATCATCTCGGCCATGGCCTCGATCAGGGCCACCAGCGCGTTCATGCCTGGTCTTTCAGTAGTGCCACCAGCGTCACCAGGATCGACGTGGCGCACAGCACGCCTAGCCCAATCAACAGCAAATCTGCCAGCTTATCAGCTAGCGTCCTCGGTTCTTTATCCATCTGACTGCCCTCCACAACGATTGAACAACGAGTGTTGAAACAACACACAAAGCCATCAGTGCGCGAGATGCTTTGGTGTGCTGTTTGTGCATGATGTGATTACTTCGGTGGTCTGATCAACTGCCACAGCCCGATGACAGCCGCTACCGGTGGAACCACACACATGACGATGCGCCTTAGCCATTTCCCAGTGAATGCCACCCCTTTGAAGAATCCACGGCCCATTTTGACAATCTCGTAGATGTCGTGAGTTTTGGCCGTGTTTTCATCTAGTGCCTTCTTGTTTGCTTCCATCATCGCTTCTAGTGCTTTGATGTCAGCAGAAACAATCCGATGGTTCCCAGCGACGTTATCTTCCAGGCATCCCATACGCACGTCTGCATCTTCCAGACCTTTTACGATGGCGTCCATTCGCGCATCGCCCTCTTGCAGCCTGGCGAATATCCGGTCCATCGTGGTTTGCACATCGAGCAGTTTGAAACAATCGTTTGGTGTGTGCCAATCTGCACGCCGCTCGCCTTGACGCACTTGGATCGTCTTTATAGGCGTCTGGTCGCAGTCAAAAACGTCTGTCATGGGCTGGGCCTTTGAAATAATCTGGCTTCAGACTCCGCTGTTCTTTGGCAATGATCTGACTCAAACGGGCGAAAGATGAAGTCAATGATTGGGCGGAAAAAGCACGGAAGTACCTTTCCCTGCTGCTCACCGATCCACGCAGATGCGGATAGGGTTTCATATCGCTTTCCGCCAAAGATAGCGTTCAGCGTGATGTCGAGCGATACCAGGATATTGAAGATGTAGCGCAGCATGGTTACAGCGTTGCAGCGGTGATAAACAAGTCGTCAATGTCAGCTTCTGACATGCCCAACGCTGCGGCCATGGCTGGCACAAGGCCAGCATTGCGCTCTACAGCAGAGGCATACTCCCATTCGATTGCCGCCGCTGTTTTTGCAGGCTCTTGCATGGATGCAATGGCTGCATCAACACCAGAAAGCAAACCAGCAGCGTGCAGGGCAAGGCGGGCTTGGCGCATGGTTACTGACTCAGGCACTGGTACGGGTGGTGCGGGTGCCGGTACTATCACACCATCAACAACACTATCCCCGATGGTGCCTGTATCAGCAGCGATTAGCCCCGGCATAGCATCGAGCGAATCGACCTCGATTGTGTTTGTGATTACGCCGTTTTCAACTACATGTGCTTTCATACTATGCCCCAGATAATGCATTTGCCAGCGCCGCCAGCGCCACTGTTTGTGCCGGTGTGAGTGGCCCCGCCTCCGCCTCCTGGGACGGTCCCGTCTGATCCATTTCCAGCCACAGAAGCTGCGCCGCCAGCACCGCCAAATGTCGATGTGCCAGCAGTCAATGCAGCATTTGCAGCACTGACGCCACCACCTCCAGCACCGCCGTAAATTGCAGAACCTGCCAGGTTCGCAGTGGCAGATGATCCGCCGCCAGCTCCTCCGTAAACAGAATCTCTGCTACCAGCAGCATCAGAAGACCCTTGACCACGGGCACCACCATAGACACCGCACATGGTTTGGTCGTTTGCGCTATCCGTTATGTAAGGCTTACCGCCTCTTGCGTTTGTTGATCCAGAGTTTGTAACTCCAGCAGATAGACTCCCACCGCCGCCGCCTCCGTACCCATCAGCGGCAGCAGCACCATACCCACCGCCGCCGCCATAGGCATAAACAAGTGTTCCTATTGAGCTTGTACCGCCTACACCACCAGCACCATTGGTTGATGTATTGGTCCCGCCAGCCCCGATGGTGATGGTTTGGGATGCACCCATTTGCGCAGCGGTAAGCGTGAACGGGCTACAGCATCCACCGCCACCTCCGCCTGTGTAGTAGCCTGCTGCACCCTTACCACCACCTCCTCCGCCACCCCACAGCAATCCACCGACAAACGCATAGCCTGGTGCCATGTAAAACGGGTTGAGGGTTGACGTTATCGTGCGGCTGAACGGCGTAAGCACAGTAGAAATGAAAACTGACCCGGTGCACAGAATTAACCGGCACTCGCCTGGATACATCACGTAGCTTGTCAGTCCGTCGATTGTTTCTGACGCATCAGGATCAAGCGTAATGTCGCCAGTACCACTGTTGCGCAAGTAACAGAACCACCCAGAAGTTAGAGTAGCTGCTGCTGTGAATGTTTGGGTAAACGTCCCGCTGGTGATGTCTATCAGTTTGCTTGAGTCGGATATTCCAAGGATTGTGTTTGATGTACGGGTTGACCTGGATATACCTATGCTGGACCAGCTGGCTACCGATCCATCTGTAGTTACAAATTTCCCACTGTTGCCAGTTTGTGCAGGTAGCGCAGAAGAAAACGCAGTTGCAGCAACGAATGCGGTTGAAGCTGCTTTAGTGGAACTGTCTCCAGCAGCTTGCGTTGCAACCGTTACCGTCGCCCCTGTGAATACGTGCGATCCAGTCCACGTTTCACCAGCTTTGAGGCCACGTAGCAGCATGGCGGTATAGACTGCATCAAAACCTGTGTTGATTAGTGAATATTCGCTTCTGATAGTGGCCGAAGTGCCACGGCTTTGAACGACTGGTGCGCCCGTGACTGTGTAATACGGATTGCTCATGTTACCTTTCCATGCGCCTTGGTGTAAACATCAGGCTGATGCCCTGCACAGTGAAACTTTGATCCTGCGCCCGGTTGCTGTAGATGATGAAAGAGATGTTTTTTTCAGTGCCTTCAATCGAAAGGGATTGGGTTTCGATTACTTGCGCATCCCATGTGAACTGGTCCCATGTGAACTGGTCCCAATATCCACCACCACCGATCATGGTTTTTGTGGTCTGGATGCCTTGATTGGTTGCAATCGTCCCATAGCCCAAGTCGTAGCTGATTTGCACCTGGCAGTACCCGGTGGCTTTGACTTCAAACACTGCGCGCCTGTAGCGCTTGCGCATCTGTGGGGAACGCGAGTGGTTGAACACTGGGCGAATCCATGCCTCAATCGCTGATCCGTCGAAGCTGGTGCCGGTCTGCTCCTTGTAGATGTAGCCATCATCAGAGCCAAAGTAAGTCACCTCGACGCCGGTTGTGAGCGTTGCCGTGCAAATGCAACGTACAACCGTGGAGCCATAGTTGATTGGCAGGATGCCGGATACTTTGTCGCCAGTCAGCCCAATGATGAGGCCGGTGCCGTCATTGAAATAAAGCCGGTACTGGTCTTTTGTCTTGATGGCTGTAGAGCACGTTTCAAGGCCGCGCTTTAGCGTGATGAAGGATTGGATGAGGTGGGTGATTGACGCATAGTCAAAATCCCCATAGGTCAGCGTCGTTATTAGGCTTTGCACACCCCTGGCCGTCAAGCCGTAGGTGTTGTTGCTAACCGGCTGCATGGTGAATGCGCTGTAGCCAATGTCGTAAACACTGGTCGTCATGCGCCAGTCAGCCGAGCTTGAGCCATACAGGATGTGCGTGCGCTTCGACGTGAAGATCGCCATGCTGGAGCCGCTGGCGTCGGACCCTTGCGGCAGGAATCCGGTGATGGTGTCGCCGGTTGCGATTTCACCAGCGCCCAGGATGACGGTCCATGAGTACGGATTGCCAAGCGAGGAATACTGGGCCGATCCGAGAAACGACAAGAAAAGGTAATTCTTGTGCGCCATCACGTGCGATGGTGTGTCGGTGGTCATGCCAGTACGGATTGGGATGTAGTTCGTACCGTCGAACTCTGCGCACTTGTTCACACCGTCAACGATGTACATCTTTTGCGTTGACGTTGACCCTGTAAAGTTAGCGTTTACAAATTCACACTGTCCGCCAGGTGCGCGAGTAATTGCAGTTGCCGCTGTTGTTGCTACAGCCTTCTGCGTAGCTCCTACATAGATCGGGTCCGCATTGGAAAATGAACCAGTTACCGGCGTGATGATGAGCGTACCAACGCCATCTGTCCCCATGGTGCCGGTGCGCAGCAGCACTGCAACAATAGTTGCCGTCTTTGTCGGACCTGCGCCCAGGTTGCCGATGGTATTTCCAACAGCAAACGCCGTTGTGCCGCCCATGGTGCTGGAAAACTGGATTTCTGTGCCGAATGTCACCTGCACCCAGCCAGCGCCGGAATCCTTGTACATATCGCCAGCTGTCCCGCCTGCGTTGTCGCGGAATGCATAGACCGTATCGTTGTACACCCACACGCCACGGATGCGCCCGGAGCCTGGCACAGCCGATATGGATGATCTTCTGTCGTTCGCAGCAAGCAAAAGGTAGTCAGCATCCAGCGAGGCCGTTGCAGCCCCACCAAGAGCCGCTAATGAGGCTGTAGTGCCCTGGACTGATGCCGACACGGTTACATTCTCGCCGGATGTGAAGGTACCAGTAACACGCCCCAGCACGTAGGTCGTGCCGCTGATGGCCAGTACCTTGCCGGTGGCCCCGCTGGTGGCTCCGGTGATGGTGTCGCTTACCGCAATGGTGCCGGTGAGTGTGATGGTGATGGTGTAGTACGTCGCTGCGCTGGGAGCCGTCAAACCGGAGTAGCGCTCGAATCCATCAATGCGCCGATACCCGCCAGAGATTTCAGGCTCGAAGTTCTGCGCGTCGATGCATTTACCATTCGGCACGCTAATGGGTGGCGTCATCAAATCCAGACCGCCCTTGAGTTCAAAGAACTCATGCTTGACTGCTGGGAGACTCATGCCAGTGCAGCCCCTACACAAACATCATCCATCTGGTCACGCATCACCCGGCGCAGCATGGAGTTGTACAGGCTCATGCCTTCTTGGTATGTCTCGTTAGCCGCTTCATACATGCCATACATCATCATGGCCCTGTAGACAATCAGCATGTGATACTGGTCCGGCAGTGCTGGTGTATCTGCGTCAGCGGTTAGGCGTGTCGGCGTCTTGAAGTATTCGCCAACCACCGTGTACCCAACTGATCCGGGGATAAGCCCAAGGTTCAGCGATCTGTCCGGGCCTTCGCTGATGTAGCGCGGATCGCCATAGGACGTGCGCATCATGCCAAACAGGTAGGTGTCGCGGTAGTTGTCGTAACTTATTGGAGTAAGGAATTGCTCGCTGCTTGTGCCGGTTGTGGTGATGTAGCGGCGAAAACTATCCATCTTCCACAGGCCAAAGTCCGTCAAACCGCATTGCGTTGGCGTGTACGATCCTTGATTGGCGACTGTGGCAAACGACACATTACCCCGCATCCACCACCAGCGCGGTTCGGTGAGCTGGATATTTAGATAGGCTTCATCAATCCACGAAGCAACGCGCCCGGATTCGCCGGTCTGCCCGACCGCAGTTGTAATGCTGCCGCCAGAAATGCCGCACTTCTGGATCAGGCTATTGCAGAGTTGCAAATACGTGGACATGCTTTAGCCCTTAGTGCTCGCGACGGATTGCAGCCACCCACTCACGGCCAAGCGGGTTGCGATCTTCGAGGATCGTTACCGGGTAATTGGAACTGGTACTACGCCGTACCGTATTGCGCGGACGTTCGACGTTTGCATCATCGTGCATGGTGCGGATGGAATCGGACTTTGAGCGCAACAACACCTCGACATATTTTCGTTTCGTGGTAAGTGCCTGGTTGACTGGCAACCAGCCAATAGACACCCATTGACCATTCGTGAACACCTCAGCTTCTTTGCCATTGACACTTACAGGCACGTGCGTTTCAGGGTTCTCAGAGCGGCTGTTTTCTTCGATGATGATGGTTACAGGCTCTTCACAGAATGCCAGTTTTGCCATGTGTTCTTTTTGGCGGTTTACGTCGAATGAAACCTGCTCGATGGATTCGCCGTGTTTAATCTCGCCATCCAAGTCGATGTCATCTTTTTGACCGAGTGGAAACTCGCTGGAGTTAATTTCCTTGCGGTTGTAGGCGCGTTTGACGGGTGTATGCAATGCTGCTTCCATCTGTTCCTCTAAAAAATAGACAAAAAAAAGCCCAGCTTGTTAGGCTGGGCTTGCTATGTGATCGCGTTGATTACGCGATCTTTGGCCGATCAGGCAGGGTGTGAATGTTTTTGAACGTGGAACATGTAATCCCCGATGCCGTCCAGCTTGTGGTCCCTGCCGTGAAGCTGGAGCCAGTGGGAGATGTACGCACCAGTCCATAAGCAATGGGGCAGAAATCATCAGGCAATGCAGGAAACTGCGGTGCTGTGATGAATGCGCCTGCTGTAGTGGTAACGCCGGTTTCAGTCGGGACAATAGAGCCTTGTGCCAGCTTGATTGCGCCTGCTGCGTTGACGCCCCACACAAGCACTGTGGCCTGGTTAGCAGTCAACGCAACGAAAGCAGCGCCGGTAGTTGCATCAGTTGTGGGGCTTGCCGTGTTGGTCTGCGCAGTCAAGCCAGTGCCGAAAACGCCATTGATAACGCATTCTGTAGTGGCGGTTGTGGTGTAGGTGCTGGTTGTTCCCAGCACAAAACCAGCGTTTACCAGGTTTACTGTATTTCCCTGGATGTTTTGGAAAGTATTTGCCATGATTTATCTCAATTACAAAGTGATGGAAGGATCAAACGCACCTACCGGGCTAAAGTAGAGCGTGGTTGCTGTGTCCAGTGCAGTAGTGCCACCTGTGAAAGTGGACGAGTGCGTAACGGACAGAAAGCCGACAAGGGTTTTCCCGGATGGGAAGTTCGGGAAACGTGCGGCCCCAGCCGTTGCGCCTTCTGTACCCATAAGCACAGAAAGCGTGCCTGCTGCATCAACAAAGAAACAGATCAAGTTAAACTTGTTGGCCGTGATGGTCAACCCAGTAAGGGCTGGCATATCGGTACCGGCTGCGATGATGATCGGCTTACCGTTGACAACGCCGTAGCTGATAGCTGCGCCAGTCTTTGCCAATGTACTGCCACCTGCCTTGATAACCAAAGTGGAGTTTGAGTACATCTGGCAGGACAAACGCTCGGCTACTGGCTTCAATGCCGATCCGATGTTAGTGCGCGCCTGCTCTCCAGGGATGCCAGAGAGTGTTGCTGTGATGGTGTCTTGCATAGGTTAGTCCTTTCAGAATAGCCCCGAAGGGCTACCCAATTTATGCAGCACGTGCCACGTTGACCACAGCCATCCATTGATGGTTTTCGATCATCACAGCCTTCCACCAGCTTGTGCCTGCGTAACCACGCTGGCCCAGCGGATCGGACTTGCTCTTTTCGCCAGGAGGCAAGAAGGTGGGGTCCAACGATTTCAGGCCACGCACTGCGATCTGGGAGAACGCATCAGCGCCCAATACGATGATCGGGTACACATCCAGCGCCGTGGTGCCGGTGGTGCAGTATCCGGTGCCTGAGCCTGTGTATGATGCACCGCTTGCGCCAGCATCTTGGAAGGAGGGCAGGTCCGGGCTAAGGATGTAGCGGAAACGCTCGCACTTACCAATCTCGCCTGGTTCTGGTGTACCGGATGCATACTTTTCAGCGGGCACGAAGTTGGGTAGATCACGGATTTGGCGCTCCAAGTCGCTATGGCAGTAGGCAAAATAGCCTGGAGCCACTGCGCTGGTGTCGTAGTTGGCCGATGCTTTGAGCAGCGACGTAACGGGCATCGCATGGTTAGCCATCAGCGAACGCACGATAGACGATTGCAAGTTCAGCGTCATCGGACCAGCTACGGTTGCGCGGCTTGTACCACCACCACCATAAAACTGGTTTGTGCAGCTTTTGAGCTTGCCGTAAACGATCATCTCGTTCACTAGGCCAACGCGCTCACCAATCTGCTGTTTCATCTGTGCGGGGATATCGTCCTCGTACAAGTTATAGGTCTTGTCAGAGAACCCATACAGGCACGAATACTGATAAACCACTTCGGTAATATCAACCGGCGTGATCGAATCAGGCGTAGGTGTTACACCTTCTTGCGTCAAATGCGCTTGTGTGATCGTGTTGCCACGATCACCAGTACCATTTGCAAAGAAGATATTTGGTGAGCTTGAAGTTGCGCCATAGGGCAGGAAACGACGAGCTACATACGTATCACTTTGGTTTTGCGGCAGTTGTACCTGACGGCCTGCTTTAGACAGGCACTCATAGGGTTTGGCATGGGCCAAAATTTCACCCTTAAATTTATTAATCCGCCCAGGGGTTAAGGCGAAAGTTTGCATTGTCATTTTTGAAAGTCCTTAAAAAATTAGTTACCTAGTGGCATAGCCACTCTCAAATTCATCCAGCTCCGAGCGCGATGGCGAAAAGCCACCAGTGCCCTTCGGAGCAATTGCCGCTTCAATGCGTTTTAGCCTGATGGCAGCCTGCGGCTGTGGCTGGCTTTGCTTGATGGCTTTTGACTGTGCAAAAAGATTTAGCATCTTTGCCGCATCACCAACTTTCGTGGACGCTGCTAGCGCTTCAATCTCAGGAGGTTGCTTGCTTCTCCATTCAGCAAACTCTGGCGAATTAATATCAGTTTTCCAGTCGGGGAATACCGCATCCAAGCTTGATTCGATAATCTCCCGGCGTACTGCTTCTGTCTCGCCCTTGATCTGCTCTGCGACCTGCTTCTGTAATCCGTCCACATCTACAGCTGGAAGCTTGCGCATCCGTGCATCCATGTACTTTTCAGTAGCTGCGGCCCAATCTGGGAAGTCTGCTTTGAGTGCTTTCCACTCTTCGGGGCTTTCAATCGCATCATCAACCTGCGCTTGTGTAGGAGCTTCTTCTACCTTTTGACTAGCGGCCTTGGCGGCGGCTAGAGTCTCTTGAAGCTGCTTTTGCGTATGATTGAGTCCACCGATATGCCCTTCGGCATTGCGTAACCGTTGACCTTGCTTCTCGATTAGCTCGTTTTGCTTTGCAATCAAGTCGCGCAGTTCTTGCATCGGGTCAGGTTTCGCTTCCTCCTGCTGTACTTCCTGCGGTTCAGCAACCTTTTCAGGTTCTGGCTGTGGCGCGTCCTGTGTTACCACTGGTGCGGTGTTGCCTGTGTACCCTGATTCAAGTTCGCTATCACCTTCTGCCATCTAACCATCTCCACAAGTAAAAAAACGCACCAATGGCGCGTTCTGCTTTCGATACTCGGCTTGCGCGGAGTACCACCTTTACCAATGCCTGCGATGCAGGGACTGGCTAATTCTTGAATTCGTCTTTGCCAAGTTGCAGATTCAACCTACACTCGGCCATTCGCCCACGTAGCAGTGCGGTTTCAACCTCGCCGCGTGGAGCTTCGTTCTGTGTACGCAACACCTCAAGCCGATCCTCCCAGTGCGCTACCAGTGCCCGCCACAATGGGGACAACCTCTCTTCTTTGGTCAGCTTGAAAGGCGGCTTCGGATCGTTCATTTGGCGAATGCCTGCCCTGCTGGCGCTTTGCCTGCTGGCTCAGTCGGTGGGCTGATTACCTGCGGCGACGGGTTCCTGTGCTTGTGCAAGTCCACGCCCATGGATGCCGCGCTTAATTCTTTCTGTGTCTGCAATTTCAGCGACGTTTCAGCCAACTTTGCCTTTACCTGCTCCAACGTCATCTCGCGTTTATTGGCATAGTCCAGCATCGCCAGTTCGCGCTTGATTGCCAATTCCTGCATCTGCATTTGGGCATTTGTGCGGTCACGCATCACATTTGCCTCTACAAATGCGGTATCCCGGTCTGTGTCAGTCTTGATGCGTATCTGCTGCGTCTGGTTCTCAAGCTGTGCCAACTCACGGGCAAGCTGTGCATCCTCTTGCGCACGCTGCATTTCAAGCTGTGACTCGGCCTGGAACTTCTGCGCTTCGGCCTGCAACACCATTTGCGTTTTAGCCTGTTCTGCTTCTGCCCGAATCTTGGCCGCTTCAATTTGCGGCGCTGCCGGTTGCGGCATCTGTGCGCGCTTGGCCTTGTCCTCATCAGACAAGAGAATCTTGCTTGGGTCCATCCGCTTGGATTTGAGGTACTCCGCAAACAGCTTTGCCGGATCAATCTCAAACGATGGATTCTGCGAAACCTGCAACAAGCCGATCATGGTTTGCTCTTGGATGGCCCGCTCTACCAGGGCAATGGAGCCATGCGCGTTGATCGCAAAGTCGCCCTTCTCATTCTCAGGCACGCTCGGATCAAGCAGCAGCCACTCGTAATACGCATCAACCAGTGGCTCGGTAATCTGGTCATCGAAGCAGTAACCAATATCCCGAAGCCACGTCAAAGAATTGTTGTTCTGAATCTCAGCCTGGCCGAATGTTTGCGGTGTTGTCGGCCCCTGCTGGCCCTGCGCAATCAGCGGAATGCCGGTTGACTCTTCTGCCAGTCGCATTCCGTATTCGATGATCGCCGACATTTCCTTTTGCACGGACGGGATCAGGATAGCCACGAAGGCATCCCGTACATTCGTAGCAGGCGACTCGCCAGTCTTGTACCAAATCTTGTTAGGCGTCAGCGTCCACGATCCATCGGCCGGTACGATGCCAAGTTGGTCGATGATGATCTGCGCACCGCTGCTCAAGCCTGCATTGTTGAACAGTGCACGGGTAGCGGCATTTACGCTGCGCTGGGGCATCATCATTTTCTCGCCTACACCAACACCAGCCCAATGTCCTGGCCTACGTGACCATGACATCACGTGATACGGGAATAGCCCAGAATCAAACGGATTGATGATGCAGCGGATAACCGTGTCGTTTACCATCGTAAGGATCGCGCACACGTCCTCTTGCTCTTCTGGCACGTCCTCATAGCCAACGGCAGCTGTACAGCACAAATCCTTGCGCGTGATCTTGCCGTAGTAGTACCAGACTTCGTACCTGTTTTTGCTTACGTGGCGATTGTCGCTTCGGTCAGAGTCAAGAAATGCTTTGTTCGGTCCTTCTTCAAGCACCTGATCTATCCGATCTGCGAGATATCCCTGTTCTTCCTTGAGTGCTTTTAGCTTGCGAGCGGATAAAAAATCCTTCTCGAAAACGTAATCGCCATCATGGATGTTTTCACCACATCCATCTGCCGGGTAGAAATTCCACGGATCAACCCACTGCACAGCAGGTGCGATGCTTTGCTTGATCTCCATCATCGCAGCATCTTCGCCCTGCTTTACCATGGCCTTCTTGTTGCGCACAACAGGAAACGGACCCTTTAGCACACCCACACCAATGCGGGCAGCATCCTTGATAACCTTGCGTGCCTCCGCTGGATACTTGCTCTCAGTCATCCAGTCATAGATGCGAGTCTCGGCACGCTCTGCCATCTCGGCAGCAGCTTTTTGCGCTTGCACCATCGGATCGACTGGTGCGGGTGGTGGCGGCATGCCTTGCATTGCTGGCTGCTGTGGTGCCTGTGCTGGCCCAGACATTGCGCCTTCCGGTGCCGGTGGCATACCTTGAGCCGGTGGCATTGCCTGCTGCGGCTGCATACCAGGCATGGTGCCCTGCATCTCCTGCGGTACAACCAAATCAGGGACCGGTGAATGTTTAAACTGGAAAGCCTTTTCGTCAATCGGGAGGATAATCTCCCCCAGCTTCGCAGCAGCGCCATCCACATAACGGCTTGTAAGCCGCACGAAAGCAGTAGACCGTGTGCCGTCTGTCTTGTTGACGTTGGCAGTAAGCCCGCTAGTCATCGATGTGGGTTTTGCCCACTTCGCGCCAGAGAACTCGGCGCGATTCATGTCGTCGATGCCTAAATAGGCTTCCTCGCACGCCAGCCAAACATCCTCAATACCTGATGCCTTGCGAAAATCAATGGCCTCCTTGCGCTTGCCAGCAATAGATGCGCTCAGGGCTTCGAGATGCGCGTCTATTTCATCGGGTGTCATTTCGGGCTGTTGTTGCCCGTACTGCCCCGAATCGCGGCCAAGGAATTTATCAGGATGCATCAGGTATCAGCAGCAGTTAGATAGGGACTTCCACCCAGTTGAACCCGAACCACATACCAGCAACAGATGCCTGTGCAGGCGTAACGAAGCAGGCATAAGCACCAGGCACCAGGATGATAGACCCGCCCAGGTCAACAACAGCGCCTGGGGCGTTTGCTGTGGCTGTGGCTGTGTTGGTGATGAACGTGTGATAGGTGGGCGCAGTAGGCAGCGTTGCCGCAGTGTCTGCCTTTGCAATGGCAACAAGACCAGATCCAACCTTGTTGGATATTGGCGTTGCGGGCGTAGTGTGCGTAACGTTGGTAGATGCGTTGAAGCCAACAGCGATAGCAAACGCCTCGACTTGCACAGACTGGATGACGGATTGCATCAACGATACAAGCGTGATTTCCAGGTTTACAGCGGAGCCTACTGGGTTAGACAGGCAAAGACCTGTGTACGTGGTTGCCAGTCCGACTGTGGTTGTGGCCACAGCTTGCGAAGAAACGCTGAAAGCAGCGCCGCGCAGCGTGTTTTCGTAGTAGCGGCCATGTAGTTGGGACACGACAGTATCGCCTTGCTGACCTGCACGCGGGATGATCTGGGATTGATCGGGGATTTTGACGCCGTAGCCGTTGCCGACTTGAATGAGATTGTTCATTGGTAGTCCTGTTACTTGAAGCGGAGAAAGAATTGACAGTCAGCGCTGCCGACTGTGCGAGTTGCGACTGTCGATGAATTGCTCACCGCCAAGCCTTTTTGAAAACGTAAGCCGTACACGCCGAAGTCACGGGAGAAATTGGCGACAGTTGCCGCAGTCATTGCGAAAATTGGAATGTCGCCATCTGCCGGTGCTGTAGCCTTGTCGAACACCAGGATAAACTGCGCGCCTGCTTTTGCGTTGTAGCCATCCAAGCCATACAGAACGCCGGGGCCGACCTGCAACACGGCGGGGCTTACGCTTGCCTCGGCTGCTTGCGATGCGTACACTTTTGGCGCGCCATAGTAAGCGGTGGCGTCCGGTGCTTTGAGCGCAAATGCGCTGTTGATGGCCTGTACAACGGATTGTGACTTTGTATCAGGGCGCGGGCCTTGCGCAAGCGCGATCTCTACGGGAAGAGGGTTGTCTTGATCGACGGTGATTGGTCCGCCTGTTTCGTCGTTGAATGCCACTACGGTTGCCATGTTTTATCCTTGCGATTGCGTTTATCCAAGCATCCCAAAAGCGTGATCGCTTGGGCGGAACTGCGGGAGTGTTTTGACCGTTGCCGACTCGTTTACCATTTGATCGGCCACTACTGCCAGATACCGAAAATCATCCGCACCATGGCTGTACTGGTCATGCACTGGCGCACCGGCCTCGTTCGTTGCCTGGCTGATTGAGCGGCGATACCGCTTCAAGCACTCGACCAGACGCGCCGTTTTTGCCCGATCAAAATAGACTTGGCCGAAAAGCATACGTGCCGCTTTGATGCCTGGCTCAATGCCGATCTGCGGAACTGTTTTCACATTGCGCCCAAACGATTTCAGGATTTCAACGGCTGATTTGCCTGTCTTGAAATCTTTTGAGTTGCCATCGTGCGGGAGCCAGTCATAGCCCCAATTGAAACGCCGCTGGTTTATCTCCGCAGCGTACCAATCAAGCGTCTTGTGGCTGTCCTCGATGTAATCAATGATGCGCACCTCGGAGCGTAGACGCTGCGCGAAGATGATGGCCATGGAGTCGTTAAAGCCCAAATCCCAAATGGTATGCACCTTCAGCTTCGGATCATACGGGACATTGCAAATCCGGTTGTGCCGTATCGCATCGCCTACCTCATGCGCATAGATCGCACCGGATACAGCCAGCCTGCACTTACCCTCCCAAATCTGGGCGTAATCTTCTTTATTCGTAAGCTGGCAGTGCAACCGCTCCTGCTCCAGAACCTCTGGAAACCATGGGTTGTCGCTGTAATTAATCTCTGCGACGTGCGAATTAGGCGGCGGTGACACGACGAAACGCACATAAGTTTCATCTGTGTCAAGTTCCGGGTTGAACGAAATCCATATTTCCGAGTCCGGCTTGCGAATCGTAGGTATTAGCGTGTCCCACGACTTACGCGAGATAGCTTGAGCTTCTTCGCACCAGGCTATATCAAGACCTTCGTATGATTTGATTGATTCTGCGGTCTGCGTTGACAGGCCAGAAAACAAGAAGTTGGTACCATTCAACCCGCGAATCTCAGTATCAAGCACCTCGTAAAAATTACTGAGTCCCATGGATTCGATCTGATCGCTCAGTAGCCGGTGTACAGAGTCTTTGATTGACTTCTGTACTTCACGAAAGCAACCAATCCGCAACTTCTTGCCGAAACCCAATGCCAGCAATGCACGCGCATAAGACCAGCTCTTGGCGCTTCCACGTCCGCCGTAGGCTACTTTGTACCGATACGGCTGGAAGAGAAACTGTAACTTCTCTGGGAACTCAATCTCTGCGATCATTTGGCCGCTTGAATGCGATATTGAGTGTCGTGGTGATGCCGCCGGAATGATTGGTATCCACCTTATCAGTGAACATCTTGTAATGCCGCCCCTCTAGCTCCAGTGCTTTCAGTGCTGCGGCACGATCCGCCATCACGCGATTGCCGTCCTTGTCAGTCACAATCTGCACCGCATCCTGTTTGACTGCCAAAATGTCCAAAAGTACCGATTCAGCGTTGCGTTTTACCTTTGATTCGCGCTCTGCCATTAGATCTCGCACATACGCTGCCACCTTATCTTTTCCCAGCAGCCTAGACGCATTGGCCTCTAATGATTTTCCAGTTGCCACATATCCAGCGCGCTTGTAAGCAGCGCACGCATTCAAGTCAACCAAATACTCCTGAGCGAATAATCGTTGCTTCGGAGTAAGCGCGTCATGACTCACTACCTACCTCGCAACCCTACGAGTAGGAGTCCCGCCAACGTCATCAACCGGGATCAACGTCAGCGATGCGATGCGC